GCAGGTGCCGCTGGGCTGGTGCTGCTCGGGCTGGAGAGCGAAGGAGTAGACGTTGATGCCAGTGGCGGGGACGTTCGTGTGGTGCTGGAAGGGCTGGACCTCGTTGAAGTAGCGTCCCTCGCGAACCTGGAAGCGATCGTGGCCGTTGAGCTGGAGGAGCGCCGTGATGACGGGGTTCTTGCCCGCCATGCCCTCCACACGCGTAACGGAGTAACCGGACTCCAGCACGGAGCGGTCCCACCAGTCGGAGTAGTTGAAGGGCTGCTGGCCCTTGTAGGGGCCGACGACGGTGTCGTCGCAGCTCGTGAAGGAGTCGCGCTGGACAACCCAGATGAGCTCCTTGCAGGGGTGGTTGAAGTTGAGCTTGAGCTTGTTGGAGGAGCTCGTGATGGACTCGCCGCCCGTGAACTGGAGCTGCTCGATGGGGTACTCGTGGGAGACCTGGGCGAAGCGGCGGCGCTCATCCGTGTCGAGGTAGATGTAGTCAACGTAGAGAGAGGCGGAGACGATGCCGGACTGGGCGACGCGGTCGCGGACCAAGTGGCCAGAGAAGGCAGTCTGGTCCCAGCAGAGGTTGTTGAGCTGCTCGAACTCGAGGTTGATCTTGACCTCGTGGTACTGGAGAGCGATCAAGGGGAGCGCAAGACCAGGGTTGCGGCAGAACCAGAACTGGAGGGGGATGTAGAGTGTGTACTCAGGGGCGCACTTGAGGACCTCGCCAGAGGCGTTGGGCTCGCCCTGGGCGCAGTCATTGTCGCACTCCTCGCCACCCTGGGTGAGGAGGTTCACGAGCTGGGGGACATTGCCAACCATGTCCGCATAGCCAGCCTGCTTGCCAGCCTCCTGGGTGAGCTCATTCCACACGTGGAGCCAGTCACCGTAGTGCTTGTCGATCTTCTGGCCACCGATCTCGAGCTCAACCCAGTTGATTAGGTTGTGGCCGACCCAGTTGAGCCAGCGGAACTGGGCACCAGAGCCGTCTGTCGCCTCAAGGGAGACAGAGGGGAGAGTCGCCTGGAGGTAGATGCGGTGGATCAAGTCGCCGTTACGAGAGATCGTGCAGGTGACCTTCTTGCCGAAGTTGGCAGAGCCGTTGAAGGTCTGCTCAATCGCCTCCATGGCGAAGTTTGTGTGGCGACGGTAGACCACCTTGAAGAAGGTGATCTGGGGGTTGCCCGTTAGGTAAATATCTTGCGCGCCATAAGCTACGAGCTGCATTAGACCACCGCCACCCATGTTGTCTGTTTATAACTCCCATTGCGATTTTTTTTCCGGGGAAGTTTAACCAGACGCGGATTTTGTGCGTTTTATTTCTGCGACCAGACCTAAACAATTAATTAGAATACACGATATTGGAATGTCATCATTCTCGCTGAATGAGTTATTAGTCCCTATTCACAACGGGGCTGAACCCGCAGCCGAGAACCACCAGGACAAGCCTACAACTTTGGAGGGATACCACATTGACAAAATTCGTAAATTCAAGGAACAAAAAGAGTCTTTGCCTAGCCTAAGAAGCGAACTAGGTGCTATTCGTAAAAGACTAGACGATTGGGCTGTTCAATCACGGTTCAATGATGAGCACAAAGATGTAATGGAGCGTGAATCGGAATTGGCTCAGAAGATCAAGATGATTGAATCGGATGAGGGGTTTTTGAACTATTATTTGAATGTTGGCGATATCCTGTTTGCGCATTATGATACACAACAGCGTATTGCCACCGGCGATAAATCAATTCATCAAGAATCAAACCGTTTACGGACACCTGCGAATTCCGTTCTTGCGTATTTCAAAGACAGCACACCGGGGGAGTCTAGTGCGAATGAGGTTGAAAACCCTAAAGTTGCTAAGCCAAAAAAGAAGAGCAAAAAGATTTCAACTATGGCAAGCGATGTCTCCGCCGATTTAGATGGTTTAAGACGTGATAAAGCGCTTGAGCGCTATTTATCTATTGTTGAGCCCACCGCAATCAAGTCTGGTATTATGCCTGGTTCAGGTATGGAGTCTGATTATGGTTGCTGCCCAGTGTGTGACAATGAAATGCATTTTGCTCAGAACGAAGCAATGCTTGGTTGTGCTGAATGCGGGTATCAGGATTTTATTCTTATTGATTCTGAGAAGCCCTCTTATAAGGATCCGCCACGCGAAATATCGTATTTTGCTTACAAGAAAATCAACCATCTTAACGAATGGCTTGCTCAATTCCAGGCAAAGGAGACTACCGAAATTCCTCAGGATATTTTTGAACAAATTCAGGCTGAACTCAAGAAAGAGCGCATTGTAGATACAAGCAAATTGAAGCCTTCAAAACTACGTGAAATTCTTAAGAAACTGAAGTTAGCCAAATATTATGAGCACGTTGCTCACATAATGAATCGCTTGAATGGTGTTCAGGCACCGGTACTTTCACGCGAAGTTGAGGATAAACTACGCTTCATGTTCCGCGAAATTCAGCCTTCTTTTATCAAGCACTGCCCAAAGGGGCGCTCCAATTTCTTATCGTATTCATATGTTCTGTTCAAATTCTGCCAATTGCTTGAACTTGACGATTTTCTACCTTGCTTTCCTTTGCTAAAATCACGTGAGAAACTCTACATGCAAGATAAGATTTGGCAAAATATATGCGATGATATGGGCTGGGAATTTATTAAGACAATTTAAGAACTAGCAATAATTTCTGTAATTTAGTACTTATAGTATAAAATTACACAAGATGAAGATGTGATCTTTATATTCTGGCTTTTCTTGTTCTACGCCCGCCTTTTTTCACTAAAGCAACATACGGAATAATATTTTTTGCTGTTATTTTCTTTCTAGTTTCTGGGTTAACCGCATTTTCCTTTGGGCTTCGTTTCAAAGATTTAACGGTGCTTAACAAATAATAGCGCCCATATTTTGATTCATCATGGAAATTTGCCATTATATTACCTGTTTTTATAGTATCCGCAATGATTAGATCCTGAGTATTTTTTGGAATATTTCTCTGCGGAAATTTAGATGCATTCTTAATAAAATAGTTATTACAAATACGAAAGACCCTGTAATTATCTTTATTTACTTCTGGGGTCTCCAATATAGAAATTCCCTTTTCATCAATTATTTCATCCCACATAAAAAAAGTTTGTAAAAATTCAGATTTACAACGATGAGTTGCCCAGATTAAAAGGCTATCTACCGGCTTTAACGGGCGCCCTATTTCATTACTTAATACGCGCGCACATGACCTGTGCATAACTAAACCCTTTAATCCAGGTTCATCTTCTAGCATCTCGCCTGTTTTGAACGCAAAAACATCTGGCTTCGAATCCTTCAATGCTTTAATTAATTGGTCGGCACGTGTGGAATTTTGCGTCGCATCAAAGGGAAGAATTCCGTGGTCTCTATAGGCGCTCAAATTATAAACAATATCATTATCAACATCGAACCCTAAATTCTTACCCAGCCATGCTGTGCTAAATCCTGTGGCTTTAGCATGATTTTCTATCTCTTCAATAGCAGGTGTAAGCGGCAAATCGCACGCAATACACAGTTCGTCCCAAGAATTCTTGGTTGCCATCACCTATATTTGACCGTTAAAATATTCGGAAGCATCTATTTACGTTTGTAAGTTTTGCGCTTACTCATGTTTTTGCTTCTCCTGCTTTGACGCAGTCCAGAACCGGACCGTTTACTGTAAGTTTGCCAACGGTTTTTCATAGAATTATTTACTTTCCCTGCTAACTCCTGAACTTTGAATATATGCTTTTCGCACTTTTGGATTAATTCGTCGACAACATGTTTGCTATACGCATCTATGATATCATCAGGGTACCCTTTTTTAGCCATGTAATATCTTACCGTATTTTGGATTGATTGCTTCATCGCTCCACATGGATTCGGGTTACCTGTTCTCCGTGCGGTATAATAAGTTTTGTAAGCATTTTCTGCGGCTAATGCCTCAAGATCATTACGTTGTTGAAATAGTTTTGACGCCGGATTATATGTACTTATTGAACCATTGGACATATTCTCCTATTTTAGTGAATCAAATTAGCATAAGGAATGTTAATTTGATTGAAATCTTCAGGAATTATTTACCGTAGACGGTACGTCCGTCTGCGACCCCATATTGACCGCTTTGATTTACCACCTCTAAATCCACCGCTTCTAGGTTTGCCTGGTTGTATTATTGATTCTGTTTTTTCAAATGCCGTTCTAGAAATTAGATTTGTGAAAAAACTTTTGCGATTTTTCTCAGGAACGCGAATAAATTGAACATTATGTAATTCATTCTCAGACTCCGCCATTTTATCAACCAACGTATTATTTCTTGTTATTTCCTCTGCCTCTTCAGAGGTAAGTTCATATAGAAAAATTTCGTATTTTGACGTTGGTCCAGAATTGATGCTAATATCTGTATCATTTAGCCGTGTAATATCTAGATGTATTCCAATCTCTTCCCATACCTCACGAACGGCGCAGTCATTAACAGAGGCGTCCAATGAAGGTTCATAAGAGCCTTTTGTATAACCATATGAATCTCGGCGCTCAATCGGTACATATCTTGCCTTTGCAGAAATTATACCGGGCTTTGATGAATTCTTAACGTTTGCGTATGTCACACGCCCAAGCATGCGATATTTGGATTCCAAATCTCTTGCGGTTCTAGTAAATTTTCTATTTGCCGCAGCCAATTGAATGTTATTTCCAGTGCTACCAGGATGTTCAAATGCCTTGTAAATATTTTCACCGTCGGGTGATTTGTAATTTTGCTTTATGTTTTTAATATCAGATACATATTCTGTCTCTTCTCCCATTAAAAATATGGGTCCCGCAGCGTCTAAAGTATAAACTAGGACGATTGCTCCAGAAACATCTTTACCAAGAATTGTTTTACCCATAGGTCCCTACATACATAATAGTCTTTTTGTCCGGCAGGAATTTCTGTCTATAGGGTTAAATGGATCGGTTGCTTCATATAATATCCTTGACTTTGTGATTGCCTCATTTATTGAATTTGCCGATGGTGACATATAACGTATTACCTCAGCATGTGTAGATGCCTGGCGCACGCATACCGTGTCGTTCTTGGGTCCTGTCATAAGTCCAATTGCCCAGCGATTTGGCTGGTCGTGTGAAGGGTTATCTTCTGGAAGAAATGGATTAGAATATTTGATAAATGTCCAGCCATATTTCGCCATAATTTTATACAGGTTTCTTGTTTCCATTTTAAATGAATCATAGTAAAATAGGCTTAAATCCAGTTGCTATTTCAGCATTAGCATAAATGCCATGTGTATTATCATTTGATATGGGTATTAAAAATTTGGCTTTTTGCCAGGTTGATATTAGTGGCACGTCAACTGAAATTCTTTTATGGAATAATTGGGATCTGCTTGCCTCATCTGATACACAGACCGCTAGCAGATGCGCATGTGGCGGACCACCGTCATGGATTGAAGAAGAGAAAATACTTTGTAAGAAGTGTGTAAATAGCAGAAAAACAGGGTTGAAAGGATTGCCTAAAAATGTGCTTCTAAATGTCGGTTCACTCAAAACAATCGCAACCGAAGAGAATTGGACTATTACTAAAAAACCCAAAAAGGAAGACTATATTAATGAACTCAAAAAACGCTATCTTTTACCATACACAAAGCCGAAAGGCACTCTGAAAACTGACATGACTGTATTACTAGATTCGCTTGAGCGATTTTTAGATATACACCTTAAAGATTTTTCGAAATCAACAGTGATTCGTATTGAAAATCAACCTGTATTCAAGGCGCCTACAATGAAATCGGTTCAAATGATGCTATTTAGCCTACTTTTACATCGGCTTAGAAAAGAATATAAGTGGACTGGTTCGATTGTGTTTGTTCACGCTTCTAAAAAGACTGAAGAGGCACAAGATGACGTGGATGCTGCTGGTGGGAATTATAAAGCGCGTAAATCTGTTGCCGAAGACTTGACCTTAAAAAGATTACCTGAGGGCAAATGGCGCACCTTCTTTATGACTCAAACTAAAAAGGCGGACCTTGCAGATGCGTTTTTAATGAGTATTCAATAATAATTGAGGTCCGCGTTCATTTGAATAAAATCACCTAAACTCCCACTGTAAAGACGTGAAATAGAATGAGCAGTCCCGGTGGAGCACTTGCCGACCTTCAGAATTTTGCTAGTAATACGGCTAGCATGGACGATATCATTAGCCTAGACATGAATGATTTTAGTTCCAGTGGGAGCACAGCAAATTTAGATATGAGTTTGCTCGCAAATCATAAAAAGACATCAAACAGCCCTAAAGCCCCTGGTGGCGGCGATAGTGGTATTTCTGCTACTCCTTACAGTTCATCTGGTCCTACATTTCAGATTAGCAATCCGCCACCTGATCGCTCAGGATTATCTAGCACAAGTGGTATTGACTTTGTAAACATTGAGGACACCCAAAAGACTGTTTCCTTGAACTCTGCGCCAGGCACAGGGCTTGCTGGTGTTGATACTATCCATATTAATCGCACCAGCGGTCTATCATTTGTTGACGACATCAAGCCAATTGAGTTAGGCAATTCTGTATTTGCTGATTCAAGCAGCAGTTCAAACACGATTTCTGCGCCCCCGCCCCCAAGCCCACCTGTTGTTAGAATGTCTCCTGAGCAGGAGGCGACCGAAAAGACTGCTATTCTAAATAAGATTCGCAGATTGGCTTCCAAAGGCATTGAGGGCAATCGCCTTAACATGACAAACAGTCTTGAGGAGATTAAGGCTGAATATGCCCGCCTTGTTGATAGCCGCAATCTTGAATCAAGCATTAAGTTTCAGAGAAATGCCCTTCTCACTGCAGTTACCGGCATTGAGTTCTTGAACCAGCGTTTCAATCCTCTAGATGTCAATCTAGATGGCTGGTCAGAGTCAGTCAATGAAAATCAGGATGATTTTGACGAGATTTTCGAAGAGTTATATGATAAATACAAGGATCGTAGCAAGGTGGCACCTGAGGTACGCTTGATTATGACGCTTGGTATTAGCGCTACAATGTGCCACGTGACAAATACATTCTTCAAGTCAAAGATGCCTGGTATGGATGATATCTTGAAGCGTAATCCTGATTTGGCTCGTCAATTCGCCCAGGCTGCTGCACAGCAGAGCGTTGGTCCTGGTTTTGCCAACTTTATGAGCATGGGCATGCCTGGCGGTGGTGGCGGCGGTCCTCCCCCATCCCAACCCCCTATGGCAGCAAATGATATGCGGAATTCGATGAACGAGCCTTCACATTATACCGAGCCTAATATGGGCGGAAATTGGCGTCCAGATTCCGCGCCCACACCTGGTCCTCCCACACCTCAGGTTCAAACAGCGCGTCGCGAAATGCGCGGACCCAGTGGTGTAGAAGATATCTTGAAGGCTTTTGAGGAGGAGGACCGTAATGCATCTGCCGACATGGGTTTTACACCCCCACAAAAGGGAGACGCAGATGAGGGACAGAGTGTCTATACTTCAACAAGCATGGGTGCGGGTTCTGAGGCTATTGCGCGCAGAGCCGCTAGAGGTGGACGCCGCAAGGTTGCTGCCGCCCCTGCAGGAGCCACTATCGATTTGAACGTATAATATTTCTTATTAATATCAATTATCATTGTATAAAATATTATGATAATATGTTGACGATTTATTTTCTAACCAGTAAATGAAGTAAATCCCTCTATTGATTCAGGGCGCGCAGTCTCGTTTGGGCGAGAAGGAAGTATAGTATGCTCATCGTCGGTATTGTGCTGAATATTCAAAGCATGTACTGTATCGTGTTCTAATACATCATCGTTGTCGTGTTTTTCAGGATGCGGTATATCAGTTGGGGGAGTGAGAACAGTCGTGGAGTTTGCGCTAGGTACATCCTGTATATCATGGTTTCCTGTTGTGCTAGTTACATTATTTGAAACGTGATTCCCTACTGTGCTATCACTATGATCTGGTTCGTTATCTGGCTCATGTTCGTGTTTTTGCTCTTTTAGTCGTTTCATGCGTTCCTGATAAAGTTTATCTTGTTCCTCCTTTGATGAAGCATCATTTCTCCAACTTGGAATTAGACACATTGGGCTGTTTTCATTAGCAAAAAACCATAAAACCGCCAATATACCAATTGTTGTCCAAAACGCCGCGCCGATATTACGAGTGGCTATAAATAGGACCGCAAATAAGATAAAAGGGCGCACTATTTGCTGTGATAAAAACCATTCCTGACGTTTGGTTAATTCCATTGATAAGAATCTACCGCCCATATTCAAAAATATATAGAATATACCAATCATATACGGATTCGCATTTAGGGATGCTATTAATACGGATAGTGGATCCATTACTGGTAGCATTGGTGCCAATCCAGCAGTTGTTGCTGTTGCTGCCGAAGCGACCACATTTCCTGCTGCAGCAGCCGGAGCAGCAAATCCACCAATTACTTGAATAATTGAGGGGCGTGATCCATTATCAGAATTGTTACCTCCTATAAATTTTGCCTTTCTTGGCATACTCCTACTTATAGCAAGAGATTTACTAAAATTTTATAGTTGATACAAGATGAACATCGGCAATTAGGAAAAAAATTATTAGAAATGCTAATAGCGCAACAGGGACACTTATATCCGCTAATAAGACCAATGTTGAACCAAGAAGAATACGAACTAAAGGTTCTCTTGAATACGCGCGCAATGTTTCATCATAATGCTGTTCGAAAGGAAATGTTAACCAAACAACCACCCATCCTAGGAGAAGGATTGTTCCTAATTCAATATAACGTGAACCATGCATAATATATGCTCTCTGATTCAGGGTAATAAAATGACACTAGCCGTTGATAGGATATGTTGCTACCTCCTTTTCGCGAATAGCAACAGGCTGTTCTAAAAGCACCTTCTCAACAAACCATTTCTTCTGCGTAGTCACCCAATCTATGGTTCCGGCAGGAACGAACCCCTCTTTCACTGTTTTTCCGGGATTACCTTTGACTCTGGGTTTATTTGGCATAATTCGGATAAGATTTACTAAACAAAATGCGACAGCAAATGCTATTGGCAGAAGTTGTTGCGAAGCCAGACCGGCAGAAACTAGCATTCCAACCAAAAATACAATGGGGTTTGATATTATTGAATGATACTCTTGAGGTATTTGTTCTATATTTGAACCTACTACGACTAAAACGAATGCGAACAACCAATCTATTTGGACCGGCGGTAACCATAATGGTGTTGGTTTACCGCCAACTGCAGCCGATGTAGGTATTCCTGCTGCTTGCATTTCCCTGATTTTGACTGAGTATTAAATTCCAGAAATTGGGTTCTTAAAGTTATCCATGAGTTTGCGCGGATCAAATGAATCGGGTACACTCTTATGGCTTCCGTATATTCTGTCATTCAAATCATATACCATAAGCAATCCCTTCGAAAAATTGTGCTGTATGTATACCAACATCTTACGATAGGCTAATGCCATTTCGGCATCAGTAGGCGGCTTTTCCTTTTCAGCCTCAACGTTTCCTGTTAGAATCTGCGACGTGATCAAACCAACTTGCTGTGTCACACCAGGATCCATAAATCCTTCATGTGTCTTTTTTGGTTTTTGACCTACCATTCTTGAACTATAGATGCTTTGCCAAAAATACAATGTTATCAAACCTACGCCAATAAACATGACTAATTCTGGAAGCCACGTTGGTGTCTTCATATCTGTGTATATGAGGTATTTTTATAAGGAATATCCTCCGGACGCACTTCAACTATAAAATACCCACCGCCCTGAATAGGGGAAATCTTCTAAGAAGGAAGATGTCATATTGTACTTTGGAAGAAGCATTTCAATCGAATATTTCGGAAACTGCAGTTCTACCGCCGTATCGTGCGCAACTAGAAGACCCAAGCAAAGGCGAAAAGGGGCGCATGAAGCCACGCAGACAAAAACGCTCAAACCTACCACCACAAGAACCGTCAATTATTGAGCCCGACCGTGCTGGCAATAGACCTAAGCCTCCTGCCGAATTATTGGGGGGTGGTAATAATACAACAACTAGCATTTCATCTTATTTAATGGGTGCAGGTGATCCAAATGAAGACTACTTTCCTTATCCTAGTGGGGCTGGTAATGAACCAGGATTTGATAAGTCATTTATGCTTGAACCTAACTGGTATGAACAGTTCCAAGAACGTGTGCCGAGTCCCCGTACAGAAACACCTCCCTTCCCCGGCGATTCTGTTGATGGATATGATACATTATATAAACAAATTCCACAACAAGCACCCCCTGATTATATCAGATCTAGAGCTTTGGCTGCTCAACAGAATTCACAGCAGCAGACATTTTTACAGAATGCTCAAAATCAGATATACCAAAAAATTAACGATGATACCGGACCTACAGCCGCAACTAGCATAAACGGCAATGGTATATCAAGACAATTGCCTACCGAATGGGAAAGCAGACCACGCGGTTCTCCAACAACTGGAACGGGCTCTGTTACACAAGATACCGACTTGCGTAGACGCATAGATGATATCTTTACTAAGTTGGAGCGATTGGAGATTTCCCGCAGCGAATCAAACCATTCCGAAATCATATTATTCATTATGACTGGGATTTTTGTGCTATTGCTGCTTGATTTATTGCTAAAACAAGGGACACGGGCTATTGGAACAATCGCAACAGCGGCGGCTATTCCATTACAGCACCATATCCGTGGTTCTG